AGCTAGTTATCATGGATTATGGCCGCAGCGCTTCCCTGCTACCCGGCAAACATCACGATGCCATCGACGCAACTCTGCTCCCCGCAGAGGCGAGCACGCCTATCGATGGGCGCATGCTCGAGGTGAGTGTGCCTATCGATGGGCGCATCGTGCGAGCGACCAAGCGCAAACCCAAGCGCGAGCGCTTCATGGGAAAGGCGCGGCGTGCGAAGTGGCAACGGAACCATGATGCCATGCTCGCAGCGCAAGCGGCGGCGCGAGAGGCGGCGCGAGAGGCGGCGCGAGAGGCGGCGCGAGAGGCGGCGCAAGAGGAGCTGAAGAGGAAACGCGGGACGAAGAGGGTGGGGGGAGGGAAACGGAGCTCGCGGGTGCGGAGGGGATAGCGGCGCACACTTTTTCCTGGCGCCCACCCAACAAGCCCGTGGCACGTAAGCCCATACTCCGAGTTCCGGCCGGAAACCCTATTGGCTAGCGAGTCCAATACAAGTAGGGAGGGGGGTACTATACTTCTTTACAACATTTTTAAGAATATAGTTGTCTCCCTTTCCGTTCCGTATGGGGTTTTGGCCGGAGCCATCAGAGTACGGTTTTGTGGCACACGCCCTTGCGGTGAAGCGCAACCTCCTCTATACATCCACCTAGGAGGTTATTTTTATGACTTTCAATCCAGTACACATGCACTTCGTCATCTCCGGCGAGATGAGGGATGGGTTCCGCGAGGAAGCACGCCAGCGCGGAGTCTCCATGGCGAGGCTCCATGTTCTCGCGATCGAAGAGATCATCGAGCGAGGCCTGAAGGGGCGCGACGCCGAGTTTGAAGCAAGGAACGCAGCCTTCCGCGGTGAAGCCCCGAAGACGAAGAAGCGCTAAGCGTCTCGCCCGTGGGTGCCCCTCGAAAGATCCAGGCCTCGATCGTTCCCGCCGAGCGCAACCCCGTGCTGCGGGAGTTCTTCTTCGCGAGAAGCGCCTGCGACGTGTTGATCGGTCCGCTCGGCAGCGCGAAGACTTACACGACGATGCAGAAGATCCTCGCCGTGGCGCTGGACCAGGCGCCTAATCCGCAGGGCATACGCCCGACGCGCGGCGGGATCCTCAGGAACACCTGGCCCGAGCTCGAGCGCGTGGTTCTAGAGGACATCAAGCGGTTCTTCTTGCCCATGGGCGCGCGCATTACGCACGGTATCCCGCCGACCTTCGCGCTCGAGATGCGGCTGCCCGACAGGACGGTCCTGAAGCTCGACATGGACTTCGTCGCGGGCCTCGACCAGGCGGACAGCGAGGAGAAGCTGCGCGGCTACCAGTGGACCTGGGTGTGGGGGAATGAGGGAAGGCAGATCCCGCTCGGCGTGTTCGGGATGGCTATCGCGCGGACGGGGCGGTTCCCGAGCCCTGCGACCGAGGGAGTGGGCCCGACCTGGATGGGCGGGATGATCGACACCAATGCGTTCGACGTGGACCACGGGCTCTACGCGCTGATGAAGGATCCGCCGAGGGGCTGGCGCTTCCATGTGCAGCCACCCGGCGTGACGCGGGCCGGGCCTAATGAGCCGTGGGTCGTGAACCCGCTCCGCGAGTACCCGCCCGACCAGGACCCCGAGTACTACTCGCGCATCTCGGCCGGGAGGCCGGACGACTGGATCCGGGTCAACTTGGCTAACGAGTTCATCTTCCACGCCGAGGGGAGGCCGGTCTATCCGCAGTACCAGGATGCGGTCCACTGTCCGGGGCCCATCCTCGCCGACCCAGGGCTTCCGCTTCGGCTCGGGTTCGACTTCGGACGGACACCCGCGATGACCGTCTCTCAGTACTTTACGGCGGTCGCGCGCTGGCAGGCGGTCGCGGAGCTGACGACCGAGAACGAGCCGGCAGCCGAGTTCGCGCCGCGCGCCAAGGCTTTTCTCGACGCTCACTTTCCCGGCTACGCGGTCGCCGGCTTCGGCGACCCGGCGGGCGACCGCGAGGGGCAGACCCTCAACGTGACGCCCATCCAGATCCTCGAGGCCGCGGGCATCTCGTGCAGACCCGCCTACACCAACGACGCGCTGCTCCGGCGCGCGGCGCTGAGCAAGCCCATGACGCGGCTCGCGATGGACGGGAGGCCCGCGTTCCAGATCTCGAGCGCGATGAAGAAAGTGCGCAAGGGGCTCCAGGGCGCCTACGTCTACGCGCGGATCGGAGTGCGCGGGAAGGAGCAGTACCGCGACGTCCCCGAGAAGAGCGAGTGGAGCCACCCGATCGATGCCCTGGAGTACTCTTTTGTGGACGTCGAGGGACGCGGAGCCATGCGGCCGCACTATCCGGGGGCCGACCGCGAACGCAGCGACTGGCCCGAGTTTGCAGACTCCGAATGGACCTAACAAATGCCTAACCCTTCTGTCAGAGAGCAATTCGATCTTAAGTACGAGCCTGAGCCGATGAGCGGGTGCTGGACCTTCTGGCTGTTCTGAGTGCGCCGCCTCTGGCCGATCGACGGGGACGACAGGTTCCAGATCCCACACCTGCTCTCACTCTGGGGCTACCCGCGCGAGCTCTTCCCAGCCGAGCTCGCCGTCTCCTGGTGGTACGGGCTCGGGACCGAGGGGCTCTTCTGGTACAACTCGGCGTCGGGGGACCCACCCCACTCCGCCATGCTCCACGTCTGCATCAGCCCGAAGAGCGAGCACCCGGTCTCGCGCCGCGAGCTCTACGCGGTCGAGATCATCGCCGAGCTGCGCGGCATCGCGCGCCTCTTGACGGACCCGCCCACCGAGCGCCAGCGCGCCGCCCTCTTGCGCTTTGGCTGGACGAAGCGCGAGGATGGGGTGATGGTGAGGGACCTTCGAGACACACCTTCACAAGTGGGGTGATCCGGTGCTGCTCCCCTTCATGCAGAGCGTCGGCATGGGCGGAAGCAACGTCCGCTACGTGATCGCAGTAGACCTGCCCGCGCGCCGGCGCCGCCAGCCCATCCAGATGCCCGAGCGGCGCCGCCTCGGGCACAAGCGGCACCCACGTCCTCTTTGGCGGGTGTCTTGACGTGGGACGGCTTCGGGATGTACACGTCGGGGATGACGCGCATGCATGGCAACCGTCTGCTCGGCGCCGGCATGGCGGGCAACACCCTCTCGGGCGAGTCCGAGGGCGCGCGGGTCGCGGGCTCTCTCCCGGCTTCAGGGGGTGGCTTCGGTCGCGGCGGCGGCTTCGGTACCCGGCGCGGCGCGCGGCGCTCCGGCGCGAGAGCTGCCCTCATCGGCGGCACGGGCATCTCCGGCCTCGCCGGCGGTAGCTTCAACATCGGACCCATCAACTTCGGGGGCCTCGGCGGATGACTCCCAAGACCAAGACCAAGAAGGTCGTGACCCCGGACCCTTATGTGGAGGGCGAGCGCGCAGCCGAGCAGGAGCGCCGCCGCCTTGCAGGCGCCAAGGGCCGCGCTTCGACCATCCTGACCGGGGGCGGCGGCGACACCTCGCCGCCACTGCTCGGCATCTCCCGTCTCGCGGGCGGGTACGGGGGCATCTGATGCGCTGGCGCGTCCGGGCGCTCCAGGGCCTCGAGATCCTCGAGGCCCGCGACCTGGCCGTGGCCTGGGGCTTTCCGCGCGAGATCGACGAGCAAGAGCTGCTGCTCGGCGCCTGGTTCGCGTTCGGGGAGCACATGCGGTTTTGGTTCTTCGAGTCGGCTGACCTCGCGAAAGGCGAGATCGGCGTCCACGTCGCGATCTCCCCTAATCACCGCGGGGAAGGGGACCGGCGCGATTGGCTGCGGACGTGCGTGACGCTCTGCGACTTGATGCGGAAGGACACGCTCATCTGTGTGCCTCTTACGCAGGAGATCTCGCACATCGCTGAGCAGCAGGGCTTTACGCGCCGCGGTGAGCGGTGGGAATACTCACTTAGGGGGGACGGGGATGGGGGTCATCGTCAAGTGGGGGCAGAAGCTGAGCCCCACGAACTACATCATTAAGGCGATCGCTGGCAAGAAGGTGGCGAATGTGGTCGCGAATCCTGCCGGAGCCTTGGGCGTCTCCCCTTCTGCGGCGCTGACGCCGAAGCCGACGACCCAGACCCAGTACGTGACTGCGGGGGGCGACCTGGCTGCGCGCGGGACTTCTGCGGATGATGCGTACTCGCGCGGCTATCGGTCGGGGCTTTCTGGCATCTCGAGGCTCGCCGGATGATCGAGGTCGAGCGCGCCTGCCAGGAGTTCGCGAGCATCAAGGTCTCGCGCGGCACCTTCGAGCAGCACTGGAAGGAGGTCGCTGAGGTGTTCTGGCCCGAGGCCTCTCAGTTCTCAGGCGAGGTGCGGACGCCCGGCGAGAAGAAACGCCAGCAGGTCTTCGACTCGACTGGCTCGCGTGCGCTAGAGAAGGGCTCGAGCGCGTTCGGCTACCTCGTTCATCCGCGCGGGCACACCTACCAGCGCCTCTCGGCGTCGGTCGAGGAGCTCAACGAGAACCCGCGCGTTCGGGCTTACTTCGAGGCCGTGACCAAGACGCTCCTGAAAGAGCGCGCTCGTCCGAAGGCCGGCTTCTACGCAGCCTGCTCCGAGGTGGACCGGAGCTTGATGGCCTTCGGGACAGGGGCACTGCTCGTCGAGGAGGAGCTCGACGAGGAGGCGACGTCCGACGCGATGGCGCCCGTGATGACCATCCGGTACCAGCCGTTCCACCTCTCGGAGCTCTACCTCCTTCCCGACGGCTACACCGGGATCGCGTGCTTCTTTCGCTCTTGGTCTCTCCCGGCCTACACCATCCTCCAGCGCTTCGGGGACCGGACGCCTGATAAGGTGAGGAGGGCCGTCGAGGCCAAGAACCTGATGCAGCCCTTCGAGCTGCTTCACGTCGTGAAGCCGCGCCCGCTCGCGCAGCGGCGCAGCCCCCTCGACCACCGCTACGACTCGCTGCTCCTTCTCCAGATGGACAAGACCGTCATCACGGAGGGCGGCTACCACGAGATGCCCATCGCGGTGGTGCGCTGGTCGGTGGCGCCGGGGGAGGTCTACGGGCGCGGGCCGGGGATGCAGACGCTGCCGGATAATAAGTCGTTGCAGGCCATGATGCGCACCCACCTGGCCGCGGGTCAGCGCTCGGCGCTCCCGCCGCTGCTTGCTTCGACCGACGCCATCGCGGTCGGAGGAAGGAAGCTCAACCTCAGGAGCGACGCCATCAACTATGGAGGGCTCGACATCCAGGGCCGTCCGCTGGTTGCGCCCATGCAGTCTGGGGCACGGCTCGACATCACGCTCGAGATGATGCAGCAAGTGAAGAGTGACATCGAGGATCCGTTCCTCGTGTCTTTCTTCCGGGCGCTCATCGACCACCCCGACATGACGGCGACGCAGGTGCTCGCGATCCTTCAGGAGAAGGCCTCCATCATTGCGCCGCCCGTCGAGCGCTACCAGATCGAGCTGCTCGGTCCGGTGACGCACCGCGAGCTCGGGCTCCTTCACCGCCAGGGTCGTCTCCTCGATCCGCCTAATGAGTTGATCGACGCGGGGCTTTCCTACGAGATCGAGTACGAGAGCCAGGCCACGCGCGCGCAGCACATGGAGGAGGCGCTCGCGGTGTCACGGACGGCGGAGATCATGGCCTCCTATGTTCAGATGGACCCACTCCTCCTCCAAAACATCCGCGGCGACAAGGCGTTCCAGCGCGTGGCCTACATCGCGGGCGTGGCGGCGGACCTCATCAATGACCAGGGGACGATGGACGAGATCCGCAGAGCGGCCGCTGAGCGGCAGGAGATGGAGGCCGCGGTGGCGGCGGCGCCGGGCCTTGCGGGCGCGGCCAAGGACGTCGTCGATGCAAGCCAAACGGGAGCCGCAGCATGACGTGTGCAAGCTGTCATTACTTCGGAGCCCACGGGTGGGGCGAGGACGCGGGCGACTGCCGACGCTATCCGCGCTTCGTGAACCGCCGGTCCGCTGACTGGTGTGGAGAGTTCCGTGCAGCTGAGCCTCGATCAGTTCCTGGGCTTGTCGCGTCAAGCGCGGCGGCTGCTACTCAACCCAGCGGGGGAGCCGTGGCTCCGGTGGCTCGCCAGGTTCTGCCGAGCCGACCGGACAACGTGGGAGGGGGATCGGGACCAGATGCTGATCGCGGAGGGCCGGCGCCAGGTGTGGTTAGCGATCAGGGAGCAGCTCGACCTGCCGGACGAAAAAGTCGCTTTGTTGATGACGGCTCAAGCGGAGGACGCAAACGATGAGTGAAGGACAGCCGAGCGCCGGCGAAGCCGCATCCGCGGGCCCGAGCGCAGGGACAGAGAGCGCAGCGCCTTCGGCCTCCGGCATTGCGCCGGCCTTTGACTGGAAGCAGTCGGGGGTCTCAAAGGAGGCGCTCGACTTCGCTGCAGGGAAGGGCTGGAAAGATCCGGGGGCAGTGATTGGGTCTTACCAGAACCTCGAGAAGGACTACCGCCAGTCGGTGCGGATTCCGGGCGAGGACGCAAAGCCCGAGGACGTGGCGAAGTTCTGGAGTCGAGTGGGCCGGCCTGAGAAGTCGGACGACTACGCGGTGCCGAAGGATTACAAAGCGCCTGAGGGTGGGGTTGACCTCGTGCCCTGGTTCAAGGGCGTCGCCCACAGGCACAACTTGCCGGCGAAGGCGTTCGAGGGCGTAGTCGGAGAGTTTACGCAGCACCTCCAAGAGCTCGCCCAGCAGGACCAAGAGGCCTACACGGCGCAGATGCAGCAGCAGTTGGATGCGGTCGTGAAGGCGTGGGGGCCGCAGGCCGCGGTCCACCAGCGCAACATCCAGCTATTCCGCAACGCCTTCGGCCTCTCGACCGATCAGACCACGGAGATGATGTTCGCGATCGGCCCCGAGGCGTGGGCCAAGTTCGCAGCGAAAGCGGGTTCTTACTTCGCGGAGGCCAAGATCGGCGGCGATCTGCCCGGCGGCGGGGCTTCTTTCGGCCTGACCAAAGAGGCTGCGCAGGCGAAGCTCGATGAGCTATCGCAGGATCCCGCGTTCG